TGCCTACGGGGAGAGCCAGTACGGTCCCCCTGTGTTTGACGTCCCATGCCGGATAGACGAGAGAATTCGGATGGTCAGGGACAGCCAGGGAGTGGAGCGGGCAAGCACCACAGTGTTGTTTGTAATCGGCGGGCCACTTGACGCCCGGGACCGGATCACTATGCCGGGGGTGTACAAGGGGATACCGCAGCCGCCCATCATCACGGTCTCTAACTTCTACGACAAGGACGGCTTCGACCACTCAGAGGTCTACCTGTGAGCGTCAAGATAGACATCACCGGACAGAACAAAGTGATTAGCCGCCTGCAAAGCCTCGGCGACACCTCCACCAGGGCGCTTGCTGCCGCGCTCTACCAGGAGGGTGAGCAACTGATCGCCGAGGCCAAGCAGGAGACCCCGGTGGACACCGGAGCCTTGCGGGCATCGGGCCATGTCCAGCAGCCCACTATCAACGGCAGACAAGTGGAGGTGGTCGCGGGATTCGGCGGCGTGGCGGCGCCCTACGCGGTGTACGTCCACGAGGACCTGACCAAGCACCATCCGGTGGGTAATGCTAAGTTCCTGGAGAATCCGGCCAAACGTAGAGCATCGGGGATGGCTGACCGGGTAGCCAGTCGGCTTGAGGTCTTTAAGCGATGATACTGGACGACCTAGCCAACCTGCTCATCGCCAACGGAATGACAGCCGTCTACAAGGCAACCTTACCTGATGGTCCCGATGAGGCTATTTGCCTCTACGAATACGGTGGATTCGCCCAGCAGAAGCTTCACGACGGAGTGGCGTGGCGCAACCCCTCGATACAAGCCCTGGTCAGGTCAAAACAGTATCAGACGGCAAGGACCACGATAGAGACGGTCTACTCGCTATTGGGCGGACTTATAAACCAGCAGGTGGGGGCAAGCCGAATACTGAAAGCCACCCCGGTCCAGGAGCCATTCCCTTTGGGTCCGGTGGACAACCAGGGGCGGGTAAGGCTCATCTGCAACTTCGACATATCGGTAACGGCTTAGGAGGCCACATGGCAGTAAAGACGCTTAGCACTGAGATCAAGGACATCATCAAGTATCCGGCGCTGCCGGTCACGGCAGACTCTTTAGATGTTCCCGAGACAGCGCCAGACGATACGAGCGGTATCGACTTCGTGGCCACCGGGCGCGAGATCGTCATTGCCCACAATACCGGAGGCGCGCCGTTCACGTTCACCGTGGTATCGGTGGCCGATGCCTACGGGCGGACCGGCGACATCAGCGCGTATTCGCTGGGGGCGGGTGAGTTCGCCAAAGTTCCGGTGCCGATAGCCGGATTCGCCGGGGCGGGCGGCAAGATCAACGTTACCGTGTCGAACGTGGCTATCAAGTTTCTCGTGCTGCGTGCGCCGAACCCGCTCTAGGACAAGGAGACAAAGATGGCTGTGAAAAGATGGGCACAAGGCACCGCAATAAAAAGACTCAATCCGACAACGTCACTCTACGAAACGGTCCCCGGCCTGGGCGACATCACCGGTCCCGACATGACACGAGACTGGCTGGACATGACGGCCCATGACTCCCCGGGCGGGTACGAGGAAGGAGCGCCGACCGTGTTGAGAACCGGCACCGTCACGGCGTCGATGGCCTACGATCCTGCCGACACGGTACAGGCGGCTTGCTTGAGCGACTTGAACACCAGCCGACTAGGGACGTGGCGCGTGGTGATGAACGACAGCCCGACCAATACCTACCTGCAGTTCTCAGGGTACGTCACTTCCATGGGCCACTCTTTCCCAGTTACAGGTGCCCTGTCGCGTAACTTCGGGCTACGGGTGACCGGCCTGATCACGACGGGAACAGGTGGGTAATGTCGGGGTGGCCCTACTGGCGCTGCCGTTGTCGGCGGCTCCATTTGGGTCCGGACGACGATTGTGAGTGTACCCAGAATACCCCTTTAAACGTCCAAAATGGCTTAATACTGAACGTAAACGGAGAACCCTATGTCAACCCTCAGTCGGGACCAGATACTAGCCCAAAAGGAACTGAGGACGGAGACCGTATTGGTGCCTGAGTGGGGAGGTGAAGTCGTCGTCAGGGAGTTAATGGCTTCGGAAGCCGACATGTTTGAGTCCCAACTAGCCCTACTCCGCGAGTCATCCCAGAACGGCAATTCAAGGACCAACAACGCCGCGACCTTCCGGGCCAAGATCGTCTCGCTTGCCTGTGTGGACGACAGTGGGGCGCGGCTGTTCAAGGATTCTGACGTGGAGGAGCTGGGCAAGCTGTCCAGGGCGGCGTTGGATAGGGTGTCCACGGTGGCCATGAGGCTGTCCGGATACTCGGCTGTCGATACCGACGCAAAAAAAAAGGACTTACCGCCCGCCGAAGATTCCTCTATCGTCTCGCACTAGCCGTCGGGAGGCATGACGTTGACGTGCTCGCCAATGAACTCACCGAACAAGAATTCCAGGGCTGGCAGCGCTACTTCTCCGAGGAGCCGTTCGGCCAGTCCCACCTCGAGTACTCGATAGCCATCCTGACGGCGGTCGTCGCCAACATCATGCGTGGTGAGGACCAGGACCCCTTAAAACCAGACGACTTCATCCCCCGCTTCCGCACTAAAGAATACATAGAGTCAGGGGAGTCCGTGGAGGGCGATCTTGCCTGGGTTGAGGCGATGGTGCGTGACGGCCTGATCCAGAGAGCACCGAGGGAGATACAGTAGCGTGGACGTTGGCGAAGTACTCGTAAAGATACAGGGCGACGTCTCCGGCCTACGGGCGGCTGTCGACAGCGCCATCACCAAGCTCGACGAGTTGGGCAAGGCGGCCAAGACCCAGGAACGCGTCGTCAGTGACGCCAACAAGGGGATGCAGACCTCGACCGTCGCGGTTGGTGCGGCGATCGGCAGCTTCATAGGAACTATCGGCGTACAGGCGGTCGGCGCGGCCATCCGTTATGCCGGATCTATTAAAGACTTGGCTTCCACCATGACCGACCTGTCCAAGCAGACAGGCATCGCAGTCAGTACGCTCTATGCCTTAAAGCCAGTTCTGGAGAACAACGGGGCATCGGTCGAACAGTTCAGCGTGGCGGTGTTCAGGCTCGGGGTCCAGATCGGTCAGGTCAAGCAGACCACCGACCCCGTCTATCAGGCCCTAAAAGAATTAGGGATCAGCTTCGACGCCATCCGAATCGCCGACAACGCCGAGCGGGTCCAGATACTCGCCAAGGCGTTCAACGACATCGAGGACCCGATAAAGAAGGACGCGTTCGCCCTACAGTTCTTCGGCCTCAACGCCCGCGCCCTCAGCTCTATCTTGCCCGAGGTGGCTGACAAAATGGGCGAGACCGATGCAGCCTTGGAGCACGCAACAGATGTCCTCAATCAATCCAAGCAGTCCTGGACTAACTTCCAGAGCGACTTGGCAAGATTCGCGACCATCACTTTGGCCGCCCTGATTCAGGGGTTCAAAGACGCCGCCCAAGGTGCGGCTGGTCTGGCGGCTAAGATTGAGCAACTTCAACAACACAACAAGATATCCCCGGCAGAAGTTCTCCGTCAGGGTCAACTCGGGGGGCCAGAAGCATTGCTAGAGGACATCCCACCGAGAGGTGGTGGCGCCGACAGACTCACTCCTCCACACTTCAACGTAGTGGACCCGGCTGCTGCAAGTGCAATCAAGTCCCTGACCGACTCGTTGGAGAAGCAGAAGATCGCCCTACAGGGCGAGATCATGGCCCTTAACGAGGGGGAGTCAGCTTCGCTCAAGTTCAAGCTGACCCAGGATGCCCTAGCACAACTCCACGCCAAGACGTTATCTCCGGCCATCTCAAAACTGATCGACGATATAGTGCGTTACTCAGATACCTTGAGCCAGCTAAAATTCAAGCTCGAGGCGCTGAAGCTGATCGAGGACGAGAGGGCGGACAAGCAGAATGAGTACCAGAGGAAGCTCAACGCCTACACTGACGCATTAGAGACACAGCGGGATGCCTTCGACACATCGAGATTGGACGACTATGATACGGCTCTCAAGAAGGTCAACAACGAGTTTGCTGTCCTTATCGCCCAGGCCAGGGACCTGCACCGCGAGGGAGACATTCCTGACATCGAAGCTATGAGAGGCTTTGCCAGAGTAAGGGCAAGGGCGGGAGTAACTACGCCAGACACCCAACTACAAGACCAGATCAACCAAGCCACTGGTGCTCTCAGCGGGTTCAACAACGAGGTAGCAGCTAACGAGGAGATGTCCAGACAACTAGGAGTCAACTTCGATTCTTTATCAGCCAGTATTTCTACTCAGCAGCAACAACTTAAGGGCCTGATAGACCTCTACATACTGTACAAGAACAACGCCCTGCCGGTATCCGACCTGCTGGACCAGATAACCGAGGCATCCCAGAGACTAAACGAGAGTTTCAAGGAACAACAGAATAACCGGGTCTGGAACTCCCTCGCCGACTCCATCAACAGCGCCATCACCACATCGATAAACGGGGTGATACAGGGAACCCAGACCCTGGCCGACGCGATGCGCAACATGGCCAAGTCGATCATGCTGGCGTTTGTCAACGAGTTAACCCAGCAGTTCATTCTGAACCCTATACTGGACATGCTGTTCGGGCAGCGTGGAGCGGGGGGGCAAAGGAGCTTCGGGTCCGGCCTTATAGGCAACCTAATAGGAGGCATCGGAAGTCTATTCGGCGGGTCGTTCGGCTGGGCGACCAGTCCAGGAACATCATTCACTACAGGTGGACAATTCGCCGCCGCACCATTCCGCATGTTCGGTGGTCCAGTTCCGTCCTACGCCATGGGCGGCCCCGTACCTATCATGGCCCATGCCGGTGAGTACGTGATGTCGGCGCCGGCTGTCAGTCGCATCGGTATGTCCAGGCTATCGGCCATGAACGCCGGTCAGGACAAGCACCAGCAGTTCGGGGTCGTCATCAACGGCGACATCATCCCCAAGGACCCGAGCATGACCCCGGCGCAGATAGTCCAGATCGTGGCCAAGAATATTCACGACGACGAGCTAATAGCCGGAGCCATCAAGGTGCGCATCATGAGAAATTCAGGCGGAAACCAATGAGCCTCACCGTTTACGCATCCCCTACCCACGTGCTCCCACAGCAGATCGACATGCCGGTACTGAAGGACGCCAAGGGAGCGGGGGCGATGGCCTACCGGCGCAAGTGGCCCCGCGGCCTGTCGTCGTGGGAGTTGGCTATACCAGGACGACAGGACCTCCTCGATCCAATACTGGGCCTGCTGGAGTTTGCTCAGGGTGATACGCCGGTATGGTTCGACGGCGCGGGGTTCGGGGAGATCGTGAGCCCTATTCTGCTGATGATAGGCGACGGGACGACCACTGACATCCTCTTGCCGCACCGATACTGGAACGTGGTGGAGACGGTGATCTACATCAACGACGCTCCGACCAACGTGTGGGCGCCACTGGCTTCGGCCGACGGCATCTGGATGGACAGCATCCGGCTCACCGGAGCGCCGTCCTTGAACACCATCGTGACGGGCAAGAGTCGGCGCAAGATCAAGTGCGTCCTGAGAGTGGAGGACAAAGTGGAACGCCAACGTCAGTTCAGGAATTCCTCTACCTCTACGGACAGCATCTACGCTCTACGTTTGTTTCTCGACGAGGTGGCCCAGTGAAGGGGAAGTACCAGATCAAGGACGGCAAGCTACACGACGTCAAGCTGGACGAGCCGATACCGGACGACGAGCCGGTGTTCATCCTGCGGGCCCGGGACGCCCTGTCGGCCAAGCTGATCGGGGCTTACAGGGCGTTCTGTGTGATGAACGACTGCCCACAGGATCACCTGGACAACTTGCGCGAGGTCGTCGGGGCCTTCAGGAAGTGGCAGGAGAAGAACATCCACACGGTACGGATGGGCGGAACCACCAGGACCAAGGACGAGCGGATACAGCCGATGCCAGTGGCCGACCTTCCACAGTGGGTCGAGGTCAAGCACCCAAGTGGGATGCGGGTCGGGCCGAGCGTGGCGCCCATCATCACCGACAAGGATAAGAAGTAGAATGCTGCTTTACACCTCCGAGTATGTGGCCAAGCTGAACGAGAATTATCGCGGCGGTATCTTCGTCAGGGCGGTGGACTTCGAGGAGGACCCCGTCAACGGTCCGCTGTTCCGCTACTGGGTGGACTACCCCGAGCCGCTGACCTTCGACGGCAATACTTACCTACCGCTGCACATGGTCTGGGGGCCGATAAAGACAAGCCAGTCCATGAATATCGACGGAGCCACCATCGGGCTTTCCGGCTACGACACCGTGGTACAGGCAATCAAGTACATAAAGCAGATCGACGTGACAGAGAACTTAGTGATCCTGCGCGTTCTTCACATGGACTTACTCAACCAGTTGACCGGCCACTGGCGGCGTGACTACGAGGTGCAGAACGTCCAGGCCGATATATCGCTGGTGACGTTCAGTATCGGTCGGCGGTTGGGACGAAGCGTGCTCCCCAGGAAGGTCTACCTGCAGAAAGACTTTCCTGGACTTAGCAGCGAACAAGTCAAGATATTCGGATGATCGCACAGGAGATACAGGACAAGGTATGGGAGTTGGCGAGCAAGCCCGTAGTATTGGGCGGCTGGCTGGGGCTTTCGTACCAGGACACCAACTGCGTCAAGTTCGCCGTCATGGTCTACAAGGAGATGGGCATCGAGGTGACGGAGGAAGCGATCAAAGAGGCGCGCCGCTTCAGGAAGGTAGACGAGGCTCAATTCGGGGACATCGCGGTGTTCCACGGCTTTATGCTCGAGGAGTTCCATCTGGCGGTGATGCTCGACTACCGACGGGCCATCCAGTCGGTGGCCAACACCAACGGGGTGGGCAAGGTCGACATCAGCCGGGAGCCGTGGGTATCCAACTGGCGCGGTTTTTACCGCCATGAATCATGCTTCTAAAAGTCATAGGACCCTTGGGAGTGTGCGAGGAGCGGGCCGTCAGCACCTACGGTCTGTCGCTCGGGACTCTGTTGGGCGACCATGTTTCTAGCGTGGAGCAGGCGTTGATCAATGGCAGATTCAACCCCAACTGGCCCGACTATATCCCGCGCAAGGGCGATAAGGTCAGCGTGGTCCTGAAGACCAACTTGTTGGCCATTCCCGCCGTGTCTACTTTCGCGGCCTCCTCCGCTATAGCTAGCGCTGTTGTCACGGTAGCCAATGCGATCCTGATGGCTGCCCTGAGCATAGCCCTCAGCATGGCCATCCGCGCCCTCAGTCCACAGCCCAAGCAGCCCAAGCTGGACGGCACACAAAGTTTCGGCATCTCGGGGTTCCAGAACACCACCGGACAGGGTGTGGCCATCCCGGTCTGGTACGGCCTTAACCGTGTCAGGCCACATATCATCGCCTCGGGGGTAGATCTCACCGAGGACCACAAGAACATGATCGCCAAGGTACTCTACTGCATCGGCGACTCAGGCGGCGATGAGTACCAGTCGGTCACCGACTGCCAGATCAACGAGGTCCCGGTCACCCAGTACCCGAAGATCAGGGTGGACGTGCGCCTGGGCAACGACAATCAGACCGTTATCCCCGAATTCGAGAGTGTGGACCAGCTTTGGTTTGCCAATATCCCCCTGGTCTACGACGAGAACACCGAGACGGGGCAACCGGCCACCTATACGACCAAGTCCACCGTGGTCAATCGGGCAAGGCTCATCTTCGTGTTCCCGCAGGGACTGTGGCGGGCCAACGCTCTGGGCGCGATCCGCCACGACTCCACCAACGTGAGGATCAGGTGGACGCGGTTGAGCCAGATCGCCGACCCCAACTCCTGGGTCGTCGTGCCGCCTGGCGGCGGCGGAGTATATGGCGAAGATATCGGAGATAGCGGATGGTTCCACTACGAGGGGGCGGACCGGACCCAGTTCTTCCAGCACGTGGACATCGACTTCTCCATGAACTGTCCGGCTGCGGCCAATCGATACTGGGCCGACTACCCAGACGTGGCGGCCGACTCCCACTACAACTCCTCACCGCCTGCCGCGTACAAGCACTACGTCAAGTTCGGCTTCGATGAGGGCCGCATCTGGCATTCCGAGTTGTGTGCGGGTGACCAGTACGTGATCGAGATGCTGGTTATGCTGGCCGGCGCGGGACCGCCGAATGAGTCCCACGCCTTCAACATGACTCTGTTCAATGTGCAGGAGACGGTCTACTCGACCGTGACCTATCCTGGCATGGTGCTGGCCGCTGTGACCGGCATTCCGTCCGAACAAATACCTAACCTCCAGCAGATGGACGTGTCGTTCCTGGTCGAGGGCAAGCGGGTCAAGATACCGCAGCCTGGTGGCGGCTACGCACTCGCTTATACCCGTCAGCGTTGCTGGATCGTCCGTGACATGATGACCAACCCCAGGGTGGGCATGGGCTACGAGTTTGACGACAGTGACATCGATGACGCCCAGTGGCTGCTCGACGCCCAGTCCTACTACGACGACAACGACTTACCGGCCCACGGCGGCGGGACGGAGTACCGCGACCTGTGTGACTTGCCGTTGACGCAGAGACGGTGGGATTGGGACTGGGTCAAACGGGTAGCGGGCGAAGGTCGCGGCCGGATATTCCCCGGCGGTCAGAAGTGGAAGTACGTGATCGACAAACCGGGGACGCCGATGCTGCTCTACGCGGAGCCGGGGAATATCATCGAGGACTCTATCAAGATGGAACAGGGGCCGCCCGACGACGACCCGTTCAATCAGATCGTGGCCGAGTTCCGCGATAGTGCCGACCAGTACCGCCCCGGCCTGACCGACCCGATAGACGCCGACCCGCTCAATCCGCCACCGGCCATCATCCAAAAGGCGGTCAGCTACGAGACCATCACCCGCGAGTCCCAGGCACTGCGCGAGATCATGATCGTCATCAAGAAGCAGTCCCTTGAGACGTGGCGGTGGAGCTTCGCATCCCCGATGGCTGCGTTGGTATCAGAGCCGATGGACATCGACTGGCTGTCGGAGCGGATCCTCGGTGACATCGGGGCCTATGCCGGAACCGTGGGGCCGGGTTCCACTACCACCCAGATCATGCTCAATCAGGTGGTCACATTGGACCCTGACATCGTGTCGGACGTGACTCGCGACTACCTGTTGATCCTTCAGCGCAAGGGGGTCCTTGCCACCGAGTCGCGCAACGTCAGCAATGCGGCAGGCAGCTGGGCGAGCCTGACGGTGACGTCCCCGTTCACGACCGCGCCAGCCGAGGGCGACGTTTGGGCGTTCGGGGAGCAGAACGTCGATCACTACATGACCCGGGCGCAAGACATCACGGTGGGCGAGGACGGCAAAATCGGTCAGATACGAAGCATCTACGTCCCGGCGGTCTACACCCCCGATCCCTTACCGTCCAAGGCCAAGCGCAAGAGATTCGCGCTTGACACCATTCCGCCGATACAACTGAGAAGCGCTAATGTGTTTGAGGAGATCGTCAACAACCGCGACGGCTCGTACCGCAGCGTGATTTATTTCGATGTGACCCCCGGTATTCCTGTTTCTGCCGGCGTCACTTGGGCGGGCGGCGGCGGGTGGTCGAGCACCACGGCGGCCCTGATCGACCACGGCGAGCCAAACCGCGATGACTACTTCGTAGATGCCGAGTACTACCCCACTACAGGTAACAACGTTGGGCTTCACCGCAGAATCACCGGCTATTCAGGCGGGGCTTTTCAAGTAGTCTTTGAGATCCCGTTCCCCAACGCGATCTTCCCTAGTGAGAACTACGAAATTCGCTGGCCCAAGTACGGGGACTTCTCCGGCTTCTCGGTGGAGGAGTCGCAGGACAATGTGATCTTCGCGGCCAAGACCACCCACTACGGCACTCACTGGGAGCGCGACGGCGGCGACCAGAGGGGAACGTTCTGGTATCGGTTCACACCGTTCAACGCCAACCTGATTGAAAACATCAAGGGACGGATCACAGTGCAGGTGACCCTCACCGGCGACGTGTCTCCACCGCAACAGCCGGCCATCGTGCTCATGTCGTCGCAGTACAAGAACGTCCTGATGGATATCTATCTTGCCCAGCCGGTAGCCGAGGACCTGGCGAGCATCGACGTCTACACAGCTTTCGACGAAGCAGGAGCGCAGGGGGTGACCTTGAGCCGAGTGGGAGTGACCAAGGACCAAGTCCCGAGCGGCGGCTACCTGAATATGCGTATCACGCTAAACATGGAGGCCCTGCTGTACAACACGGTCCTGTTCGGCTGGGCGCGGACGGTGGACTTCACCGGCAACGTCAGCCCTTGGGTCGGCAACCGACCGGGCAACGAGGTGGCAACTATCCTGCGGCAGGTCCTGACTCCTGACTTGGGAACCGGAGCGGTGGGAACTATTCAGTATCTCGTCAACGGCAACAATCAGCCGCTGGCCACGGCGCCCGTCCCGCCCACCCTTATCGGGTCCGTGGCTATCACCACCACCGGCAAGAGCGTAGATATCCTCTGCAAGCTCAGGATCAGCAATACAGTCGGCGGTGGCACGACGGAGGGGGGTAGCGGCGATGGTCACGCCAATCTCTACCTGACCCGGGGTCAAGTATGGCCAGACAATTTGCTCGACACTCAGGTCAACACTGGAATGCTTATGGCAGCAGACAATCCACCGCCCGGCACGCATCATTACAGCGTCTGGGGCGAGTCGGCAGGGTTCGTGACCGGCGGCTCTACCTGCGTAAACATCAAGATCAAGGTCCAAGAGAACAAGGGGGGATTCTAGGGTGGTTCACTTCGTTATCTACGACCCCGAGACGGGGCAAATAAAAGCCCGCATGTGGACCACCGACGATAGCCAACTGAAGAACTACCCGAATACCTTGCAGGTGAGGCGGCGCGAGTGGCATCTGCCCTTGGAGAAGCTGGCCACCGTGGACCCGCAGAACAAAACGCTGATGCAAATGAGCGAGGAAGAAGCCAGGGTGCACGGCGCGACCGACCGTGATATAGAGCGCGGCAAGCGCCGGGGCTGGGTTAAATGACATTGCTGTTCGCAAGGAACTGGGGCTACGGCGGCGACAATCCGCAGGTGAGCCGGTTCGTGGAGGACTCGCGCAAGGTCATTCGGGCCATCCTCACAGTATCGCGACTCAACTACAGGCCCGAGCCGTTCAAGTTTACGCTCAGGGCCGAGAGGATAGCCGACATCAAGGGGGAGTCGTTGAGCCTGCAAGAAGTCTGCGCCAAGAGGGCGGGTCAGCTCCTTGATGAGTTCCGCGCTTCCGGATTGACCGGCCTCAACGTCATGTGGTCGGGCGGGATTGATTCTACCTTGGCTGTCCTGTCTCTGCTTCGGTACTGGCCCGAGCAGGAGAGGCGATCACTAGGAATCGTTTTAACGGCTGAGTCCATAGCCGAGTATCCCCGGCTCTGGTACGGAACGTTGCGCCACAAGATAAAGAGCATTTACTGCGGCTCAACCAAGCCCTACGACCGCATCATGGACGATGCTCTGCTGGTGACCGGGGAGTTGGGCGATCAGTGCTTCGGTTCGGACATTATCAACGAGGTTATACTCATGGTGGGCCTGGACTCCCTTTGGGCCCAGGACTACCGCGACACGATGATACGCAAAATCACCGTCCAGACCGGCGATAAGCAGCTCGCCGAGAGGTTCATCTCCCTCTTTGAGCCTATCGTCAAGGAGTGCCCGATACGTGTTCGCAACGCCGCCGACTTTTTGTGGTGGTACAACTTCAGCCAGAAGTGGCAGTACGTGAAGTACCGCTGCTCCATCTTCTCAGCCGAGGACAAGGTGGAGCGCAACGTGGGCCGGACCCACCACTTCTTCGACTCGCAGGACTTCCAGCGCTGGGCCATCGAGCACCACGAGGAGAACTTCCCCAGTGACTGGCAGAGCTACAAGGAGCCGGCCAAGCGGCTGATCGTGTCATGGACGGGCGACGAAGGCTACATGGTCAAGACCAAGTTTCAGAGCCTTAGCGCAATGATGGACTACCACGACCCAGCGGTGGGGATGACCGACGACTACCGGTATGTCGACTCGCTCGACAGCTACGGCAGAGAAGGCTGGACGTATGCCGTTTGACAGGACCAGGCATGTGAAGAACCTGCTCGACTCCGATGAGTGGGTGCCGATCGTAAACGACCTGGGGGAGCCCGTAACGGGCGCAGTCGGTATTCACGGAGTGGTGGAGCGGTCTAAGACGGGGGAGCTTGTCGGAATAGACCAGATTTACATCAGGGCGGGCCATGGCTTCCCTGCGCACATCCACTCAAGCGACCACATCCTGTACGTGATCGAGGGGGCGGGAGTACTCAAGGTGGGCGATGAGTCGGTAGTAATGAACAAGGGTTGTTCTTTCTACGTGCCAGCTAATTTACCCCACGCCATGAGAGCTGCCAATGATGAGTCACTTCGGGTACTGGCCATCGGGTTTCCGCACATAGATTTGAACGACAGGCGGCGGATGGAGACCGTGAAGTGATCCTCAACTTCTGGACCATAGCCAACCTGCAGAGGGTAGATGCCACGATCCGCAAGAAAATCATGTTCTACGCCCCGCTGGTGGACAGCCTCGACTTCGCGGGCATCGATCCTTGTACCTACGCCAGGGCGGGAACGACCAGCAGGGCGGGCAGGGATGGGAACACCTTCACGGTCCCGGCTAATGTTCCACGGTTCGACTTTAGCGGCGGGATCCCATTGGGGCTCTACACCGGCAGCAGTATGACGTTGACCTTCAACGCGCTGAATGCTCTCAACAACAGCAACACGGTGGTCTGGTTTGAGGAGCGAGTAGCTAAATCAACTCCGACTCAGACCAACCCGTTCGACTCCAGCGGCAACTGGACGGGCAACAACAACACCCACATCATGCACGTTGCCAAGGCCAATGGCGTACTAGCCAACTCGGAGATCAATGCCTTACAGGCAGCATTGCTTGATGTACCGGTGCAAGTGATCACACCTCCACCACCACCGGTGTCTAACGTGGGCACGTTCGTTCAGGAGACCCCGTCGGGTTCGCTTGGCGGCACGTCGTTCACCCTTAGCCAGAACCCCGACCTGAACTCGCTTCTGGTCTTTGCCTTCGGAGCGGGGGCACTAAAAAGAGTTAGTTCGGGACCGGGCAATTTGGAGTATACTGCGGGAGGAACCGGAAACAGGACTTTAACCCTAGGATTGTCACCGGGAACGAGCGCCCCATTTTTCGCTCAATATGTCACTGCGTGAACCATGCCGTGGATCATTGAAGACTTAACGCCATCAGCAGACGGATCGAGGACCACTTTTTCTGTCAGTCATGCTCCTGTGGCTAACCCGGCGATGCTGGTATTTTTTCCTGCCATGCCCGATGAGCAGGTGAGTAGTGGACCGCTCACTAGCTTGCAGTATTCGATAAGCGGCACCACGGTGACCTTCGGCCTACCGCCGGCCTCTGGTCGCCAGCCTTGGAGCCGCTACTTTTTTAGTCCGTAACCAGGAATCTTATGTCTTTGCAGGCGCTTAGCGTGAGAATCGTTGGCCAATCATGAAACTTAGATATACGCTATTTTTAGTAATAAGTCTATTCTGGGCTGTAAATAGTTGGGGGCAGCAGTACATTGATTCCCGCTTGATTGGCCCTGAGATAACGCGAGACGCTGAGATCATCCCCACCGGCGAGACCAACGCGGTCTGCATCGCCAACACAGGTACGGTGGCTCCGGCCATCTCGCTCTGCGCCACGGTCAACCTGACGGGCAAGACGGTCTACTACAAACCGCCTGAGGTGACCATCAGCGCACTACCGTCCAACCACGGTATTGCAATTGTGACTGACGCGGCCAACGCCACGACGTGCGCCACCGGCGGGGGGAGCACCAAGGTTCCCTGCTGGTGGAACGGGTCGGCGTGGACCCCTTTGGCGGGTTCTGGCGGCGGCGGCAGCGGCGATGTAACCGATGTCTTGGGGACCACTAACGAGATTTGCATGACCAACAGCAGCGGGCCGCAACCGACTGCCGCTCTGTGCTCGACGGTATCGATTCTTGCAAAGACCCTTCAGCTTGGCCGTCTTGAGTTGGCGGGTGATATTACACCGACTACCCTTGCGGCCAACACCAATGACTGGAACCCGACCAACTTAGCAACGGCGTCAACTATACGGGCCACAGCATCGGCATCGGTAAATTTGACAGGGCTTCAGGGCGGCTCTGACGGTCGCATTCTGACTCTTTACCTGACCAACGCCTCATCACCGATAACGCTTTTAAACGAGAACTCCAGCTCATCGGCGGCAAATCGTTTCCGCTTCGGGGCCGATATCTCTCTGCTGGCCAATCAGGGAGTGGTGCTTCAGTATGACTCTAGTGATCAGCGTTGGCGCGTACTGGGCGGCATAGCGAGCGGACTGGACTATTGTATCACCAGCGGCGGCGGCAGCGCCTACACTTGCAACATGTCGCCAGCCCTTAATGCCTACACCGTGGGCAAGCGCTACTCGTTCCTCGCCAATGCCGCCAACAGCGGGGCCGTAACAATAGCGATGAACGGATTGGCTGCAATTCCGATCAAGAAGCCTGTCGGTGGCGTGAGTACCGACTTGATCACTAACGATATTCGCTCAGGTCAAATCGTGGAGATCAGCTATGACGGAACCCAGTTTCAGATGCTCTCGACGCTCGGCAACTCCCCGACCGGCATCGCGGGGCTGACCACTGGCTGCATTCCCAAAGCAGGGAGCTCCACAACTTTAGGGGACAGTGCCGCCTGTGAGGATTCTGACAGCATCAATGTCAGCAAGAACATTGAAGTAGGGTCAGTTGGAACCAACGCATGGTGGTTTGATGGAACGGGTGTTACCGGACAGACTTCCATGAAGTTCCAGACCGTCCGCACCAAGTCGATTACTTTCCGTATCGGCTCAGACACTGGCGCGGCCTTGGTGGACACATTGGACGAGAAGGATGTGTGGGAGAATAACATCGCCGCCATGCATATCACGGTGGTAAAATGCCGCACTGACGCGGGAACGAGCACGATCAACCTTCAGCGTAATGACGGCACACCGGCCAATATTCTGTCGTCGAACCTGTCCTGCACTACGGGCGGCGCTACGTCCAGTTCCTTCACTTCCGGGGAGGACGCCATAGCCATCGGCCACATGATTGACTTCGTGATGGTGAGCGCCGGCGGGACGGCCAAGAGGATCACAGTGTCGATAACCGCCTTGATAGATGCGGGGTCCTGATGCGTGAACTGCTACTTATAATTTGCCTGCTTATTCCCAACCTGCTCTGGGCGGCAAACGTCACCGACAACTTCAACCGCTCAAACGCCGACCCGATAGACGGCTCGTGGGCTTCTGCCCCTTGGCACACTACCAACAAGATCAACAGCAACGCCGCTTATTCCAGCCAAGGTCCCAGCGTCTGTACCGACTGGGGCATCAGCTATCACACGACGGTGATGGGTCTTGCTCAACAGGCACAGGTGGACTTGGCCGGAACTATTAGTGTTTGGGGATACAGCGGGCCGATGGTCAGACAGAGCGCCAGCGGCGCCTATATTGCTCTAGCAAGCCCGCAGGACAACTACGCCGAGATCGACTACCTCGACAGCAGCGGGAATTTCACGACTATCGCCAACGTTTGCGCTTCGGGATGCACAACGACCGCTTCTCTAGGGTGGGCCGCAGGCGACACTCTGAAGCTACGCGCAGAAGGAGCAACCTTGACAGCCTACCGGAACGGGGTCTCGGTCCTGGTCACATCAGATAGTCAATTCAACAGCGGCAACGTGGGCATCATCGCCGGATGCGACGGCGGCGTGGACAACTTCGCCGCCGACGATGAGTTCGTGACACCTCCGGCATCGGCGACAACCGTTTCTGTGATCGTGGTGGAGTGACCCGATGAAGAGGACAACTCGCTATACCTTCAAAGCAACCGCGCAGGGCCAGACCATCACGGTCTATCAAAACACGACTCAGATTCTTCAACTGAACGATGCGACCTTCAGTAGTGGGCGGGTTGGGCTAGGAATGTTTGTCAGCGGCGATAGCGGCGCGCAGTTAAGCGATGTCGAGCTGGACGATTTTCAAGGCGGCGATCTCGCCGGGTCTCCCCCGCCAACAGGCAGGCTTGTCAGAGGGCCGATCAGTATCCAATGAAAAAGATTCTTCTCGCGGTCGTCACTTGCTTGCTGCTTGGTACACAAGCGCAAGCTGCGTTTCCATCGGGTCGCACCTTCTGGGTAAACGCCAACAAAGCGAGTAACACCCAAAGCTGTACGGATAGCGCTACCGATCCTGGCGTGAATAATTCCAGCCAGACCATCGCCCAAGGCATCGGTTGCATGTCAAGCGGTGATACCCTCAACATCCAGCCGGGCACTTACAATGAGCGCATCGATGCGAGCACGATTCCCAACGGCACCAACTTGGGCAGCGGCGCGACTGTGATCCAAGGAATGGGACCGGGCCTGCCTGGGAATACTCCTGGCGTAATTGTTCAATTCGCCGATACGGTAATTCCGGTCAGCAATAATCGCCATTTCATCATCTTCAAAAACCTAAAGGTAGTCTCCACAAGTGCGGTATGGCCTAGCGGCGGGCAGGACGTAATAAACGTCGGTGGTGGCGAGAGCACCGGAGCGGGCAGCGGCAACATTCGATTCGATGGAATCGATTGCAGCACCGCGGGGCATGGTACGGGCACCGATTGGAATAGTTGCATTGCGTTGTCCGAAGGAGGATCTGGCTCAAACGAGATCATCAATAGTTATTTTCACGATGTCAGTTGGCCGGGTGGGCTCCAACGAAATGTTGTTCAACGTGAGCCTCATTGTCTCTACGTGCTCTCTCCCAATAATCTGATTGACCGTAACGAATTCACGCGCTGCGCTCAGTATGCCATACAAAATTATACAGGAGATTCCGTTGACGCAGGAAATAACACTTACTCGAACAATTACATTCACGATGGAGGAACAACAGGTGCTCCCGGTGCGGACTATCCGACCGGTGGATTGACCGTTTATAACGCCAGCAGCGGAAAGATTTTCAACAATGTCATCGTAAATTGGAATAGCGGAATATCCGTTGCCGGGAACGGCACGGCGGATAACCTTCAGATTTACCACAACTCCATCGTCAACAACGTGGATGCGACCTCATCCTGTTGTATTGCAGCTATCGACATACCCGCCAATTCCGGCTCGACCATCCGTAACAATCTGCTCGTCGGGAACTCGATCAACTCGGTCAACAGTGGTTCCAACACCGCGAGCAACAACGTCACCACCGGGAGTGCGGCGAGCCATTTCGTAAACGCGGCGGGAGGCGACTTTCACCTGCTCAGCGGGTCTGGAGCCATCGACGCCGGTGCTAATTTAGGTTCTCCCTACAATGTGGATATTGCCGGTATCACTAGGACGGGCACTTGGGATGCGGGGGCATACGAGTTCCAAGGCGCGCCCACCTGCTCATACTGGGTATCTACTCAAGGCAACGACGGTAATCCCTGCACTTTGACAGCAACGCCGCAGACTACCGGGGCTAAGAGGACCATAGCAGCAGGCATCGGTTGCATGTCAAGCGGTGATACCCTGCGAATAAGAAGCGGCACATATACTGAAAGTATAGGCCAAAACACCCTGCCATCAGGTACGGATGATTCGAATCGCACTAGAGTTATCGCCCATGACGGTCCAGGTACGGTAACACTGGGCGTAAATTGTTGCATCAATTCTGGCGGAGTGATTCAGACCAACGCGGCATGGTCCGAGTTCGACGGAATCAATATCGACGCGACCAATGCTTCGACGGCGCTTCAGATCGAAGCAGATCACATTCGGTTCAAGAACTCAGACATGGCGAACACGGCCAAGGGCAACTGCCCTGACACCCCAGCGCCACAGCTTTGTGGTCCCGGCCATGGGATTTCATCAGCCAACATCGGCGCGGTTATCACGATTTCCGGTGGAGGGTTTGCCGAAATTATCAACGTCGTGGCGCACGACACCACTTATTCGGGGGTAGATCAGGGCGGCGGCAACTGCTGTCAGGGGGCACATGGCGCCTATGTGCAGACCGCCAACAACACCTTCGATCATTTTACCGTTTACAACGTAGGTCAGCATGGGATTCAGTTTTATCACTTGGGCGACATTACCACCTCGCACGATAACGTCATCAAGAACAGCCTGATCCACGACGTAGGAAAATCACATCAAGTGGGGATAATTGCGAATGACGGCTATTGCGTTGCTGCTAATGGCAACCAGAGCGCGGTAGCCGGAATGGTCTGTTACAACGCGGCTTGGGGGGTAGGCGCGGGCGACAACACTGGCGTATATGAAAGCACTTTTAACAATCTGCAATATGGCGTGACGGATGGTGGTGCAGCTCGGACGGGAATCATAGTCCGTGGCAACATCTTTTCTTCGGTCGGCGTCCCAGTCGATTCATCCACCAGTGGTAGCGGATTTGCCCACAGCAACAACGTATGCGATAGCGCAGGTGGTGGATGCGACACCGTTGGCAATCTGCTGTTTACCAACTTAGGAGCGCATGACTTCAGGTTGCAAAGCAATTCTGTCGCCATTGATGCAGGAGTGAACGCTCCTTGTAGCCTTGGAATTACTTGCGTTGATTACAATGGAATTACCCGGACGGGCACTTGGGATGCTGGCGCCTACGAGTTCCAAGCCGGGGTTGTCCCGCCGACACCCGTCGTCGGTCTTGTCTTGGCTCTGGGCTTCAATGAGGGAACCGGTTTGCCCCAAGACTCCTCCGGCTACAACAACCACGTCACCTCATTCCAGTCGGGCGTCACTTGGCAGACCACGCTTTGCAAGTACGGCAATGGTTGTCTGTCATTCAACGGCAACGGCGGTGCTCTGGTCGACGACTCACCTAACCTAGCTGCCATCTATGACAGCTTCACGATGGAGGCGTGGATCAACCCAGCAAGCGCGTTCAACAAGTTCACCAGCATATTGGACAAGGTGGCAGACCCAGGGCCGAGCGGCTATCTCATGCTGTGGGCCGGGACGGATAGTTACTTCTGTCCAAGCACCGGACCGTCGGGGGCGTTCCAATCCATCACAGGTGGGAGCAACCCCTATGTCATCACTTGTCAGAATAGCGTCATCGCCCCTGGCGTCTGGTCACATTATGCGGTGACCTATGACAAGACTCTGGCCAACAACAACTTGAAGTTCTACCTGAACGGTACACTGATCGCCCAAGCTAACAGCACCGAGACGATTTCAGCGACTACGGGCGCGGCGCTTTACATCGGAAGTTCCATCTACACCAGTTCTACTTATTCTGAGGCATTCACTGGTCTGATGGATGATGTTCGCATCTATGCCAACGTGGCCCGCACCCAGGCCGAGATCGTGGCCGACATGAACACTCCGATAG